TTCATAGACAAATGTTTCTGCCGTCTTTGAAAGGGGAGAACCTGATCGGCTGCTCCCCATTAACTTGTGTACTACTGAAGCCGTGAATCTGTTGGCTCTTGCTTTGAGCCATTCCTCTTGGCTTTGAGTCATTGTAACTTCCATCCGTTCTGCATTAGTCATTTCGTTGCTGTCAACACCTCCTCATGCTTTTTAGATAGAACAAACTTATCCTTGATGTCTTGGATGTTACCACCATTCTGAATGTGCTTCAATGCTTTATTCCACATTGGATGTTGTGGTGTGATGGTTTCCTTGACTGTTTTAACTTGATGCCCACTTGCACTATTGCCGTCATCGTCTGCTTGGTTCAAGTTAAAGATCGAAGCAAGGGCATAACGACGAGCATACGTCAAAGCAGATCCGTACTGCTGCGGGTTGTTAGCATCTCGCATTCTCAAGAGCTGTTCAGATTGCATCCATTCGCCACTCTCAACGTGATAAATCTTTGTGACCAATACGTCATCATGTGGGTGCTGGGTTATTAAAAGCCCTAACTCTTGACATACCGGGTTGATGGTTGTCAGAATACTGGACAAATCCGCATACGAAGAGTGGAAATGGTCATTCTTGGCTGTCTTTTTTACAGCGTTTACTTTGCCTTGAAACTCAAAGAGAGCTTTCACAAGGTTGTTTGTTTCGTTACTTGTTTTCATTTTCTACTAATTTGATTTTGGTTGGTTTTAAATCGTGGTAGTACATTAAGTCATTGATAACATCATGACGCTCGATGTCGTTGTACAAAAGAAAGTCAGTGGTAAACGATGCACCTTCCTCGTCAACGTGTCTGTACACATGGTCAGAATACTCATCTCTGTAATGCTCCATAATCATTGACTCGATTTCTTCACGATCAAAGATTAACGTGACAAAATACTGCTCAACTACAACATCTTTGTCCTCAACTAAAATGGTAATCATTGCTGCACCTCCTCGTTTTCGATGTCCTCAAGAGCAGCTTTCAAAACAAGTAGAGCCTTGTCTGAAATGACGTTGCCTTCAATGTACTTTTTAACGGTGGGCATAGATACCCCCGTTTCTTCGCTCACACGCTTGATGATGCCGTGGCGTTTCTTAAGCTTAATAAGTTTGACTATTTCTTGTATTTCCATACGGCAAATATAAAAATATTTTACCGAATGAAAAAACTTTTTTAATTATGGGCTGCCTAAAGTGTCGGCTATGTATTGGGCAATACGCTGCCCAAGTGTTTCTGTGGTGACTTTCTCTAAAGAATTAGATATAAATGGTTGAGCCTTTGTTCCTCTTTTCCCAATGACGTTTCTAATAGCGTGAGCGAGTGACTTAGTAGCAGCTATCTTATCAGGTGACTGATTAATCTTCATCTGCATTTCCTTTTTATTTTGCACCCACTCATAAATATTTGCGTATGGTGGTTTTTCTCCTCTCTTTCTTCCGTTCTCCACATAAAACCAATAATCTTGCATCATAGTGGTCAGCCTATACCCACCTGGTTTGCTTGTGATTTTCGGACTAATAGAAGAAGATAAGCTGCTCGTTGCATTGGTATTGTTAATCCTCAACCGGTTCTGCATCTGAGCGATTAACTCGTTGCCCCAATTTTGGACTATACGCAAAATGCCGTCATCCTCGGAAGGATTGAACCCTGCATACTGTTTGCCTTTATCTTCTAATCCCTCAAACGCCATTTATCTTGGTCAATGCGTAGTTGTGAAAATCCTTCAATCTGCTGATCCATCCTCTGCCAAAATGCTTGAACGATTCCAGCCCTCTCAAGAAATTAACTCTGTGGTCATAACTCTTTAGGTAGATATAGTCCTCTCCTTTCATTACTATAAGGCGATTTAAGGCACTTAAAGTGTTCTTGCCTACCTTCCCATCCACTGCAATGCTAAAACCCTCTGATACGATAAATTTCTGTAACTGCTTGGCTGCGCCATATACACCTGACCCCCAAGCGAAATCAGCCCAGAACTCAGCGATAAGGTCTGACTCGATATCGTCTGCCTTTATGCCTTCCCAATATAAACGATAAATTTGCATCCAGTCCTCTTTGGACATCTCATAAAAGCGTTTTATCGCCTCAGGAGAATCTCCAAACTGCGCCTTGAAACTGCGGAAAGTAACGCCCTTATTTGTGTGAACGCCCGACCCATCAGGCACACAGTCAGATGATGCGCTGTCGTTTGGATGCTTAGAAAGTCCTCCCTCCCAGCGGAGGATATAGTCAATATTTGCATTGTTTATATTACCCATGGTCTTGTATTTCTTTTTGTAATCTTTTGAGATACCACTCTGCTTTTTGCAGGTCCTCCATTCCGTTCTTACGATTATAACGCCACATATACTTAAGAGAATTGCCCCGTAAATAACCTTTGAATTCTTCATAACTCATTTGTGCTTTTATACATTCTATACATTCAATCTCCCCTGCATAGTGGGTAGGATTGTTCACGTTGTCAGCCATATATATCTAAACTCTTCGTAAGGCAAATCTATGTAAAAAGAGTGAGAACCTTCACAAAACACTTGAGTCATCTCGTAAAATTGTGAAGCTCCTACCACTTTTGTCAAGTCTAAAACGCCCTGTTCAACAATCTCAACATCTTGAGCTTCTGTTTCTAACCCTATCTGCTCATAAATAGGATCAATCATTTCTTCACGGAATATGTAGTTCACTTCTATCTTCATCTTATCTTGTATGTAAAAGCGTTCACTTTTAATTCTTCTTTGCCGTCTTTTCTTATTCTCTGTGGATGCATCTCTAACCATCTGCCACCTAAAGGCTTTGGACTTGCCCCACGTTCAACGTGCCATCCTCCCTTTCCTTCGTTATATTCTTCTTTGTATGTGGCTGTCCTAACCATCAGAATATCTTTCAGCTTGACTTTGTTGCTTTGTGTTAGCCTTTCAACCGTATATGTAAGTTCATGATCTTCGTGAACGTGACCCATCCAAATCATATCAGCACCTTCAACAAAGGTCTGCATTCTATTGAACTGTATCGTTCCTTTTGTTACTGGTCCGCCTCCACCTGATCCGTGAAAATACTTGATATTAAAATTGACTTTCCCACTGCTATTCTCACGAGCAAAGTTGTATATAATCCAACCGCCATATCCACCAACCTCAACATTGGTGTCATTGGTTGAATTTAGCCCATACACAAAGCGTTCAATTACGTCTGTTTCTTGTCGCTTTAAGATGTTGGTTTCGTGGTTGCCATAACCTACTACCTTTATTAAATGAGCATAAGGACTAAACCACTTTACCGCATCATTAACAACGGCATCTAAATAGTTAGATTTGTTGTGTTCTGGTCTGATGTCTGACTTGTTCTTACGAGGATCATAGGATCCCTGCATAAGGCACATTAGGTCTCCGCAAATCAGTATATCCGAGCCGATTTCTTTTGCTTGGTCAAGATGACGTTTAAGGAGGTCACGGTCGCACTTGGGATTATCCCAATGTATATCGGATAGGAGTAATACTTTTTTAGGTGCGAATGTGTTTCTGAGGATGTGTACATTTGTCTTCATAGTATTAAAGCCAAAACGAGCAAAGCAAACTGAACAGCGTTTATCTTTTGTAGTGTTTTGTTCTTGCTTTTTTCTTGGCTAATGGTTTGTTCTTGGTTGGTTATTATTGCAGCCTGATTCATTATCTGAGTGCTGTCGCTTTTGGCTAACTCTTTGTAGAGCGTCAACTTCTCCTCGCACTCAATGCACTTAATCAGTCTTTGATTTATTTCCTTGATCGTACTGTCTGAGTATTGACAAAAGGCTCTCTGTGGTTGTAGAGCTGCTAATGCTATCAGAGTAGATATTGCGAAGGGAATCAATCTTTTTATCAACGGCATAGATTTCACGAATGATAATTACTCTACTTGTGTCACGTTGGTATGTCGCAGTAGCTTTCGAGGTATGGCGTGTTAATAGTGAAGCTGATACCATGCCCCCCACAAATGTCAACGCGAGAATCAAAAAAGGGTTCAGCGTTTCCGCTAACTTGGACTTCAAAGTCTGCATCAGTTACGTTTCGTTTTAAAAGTGTTACAATGTCGATGATTATTCCTGCCGTGTCTGAAAGAACCTCAATCGTGTTGCTTCCACTTTCAAACTGCCTATCCATCACAAGCATAGAGAAGTCATAATTGACAGCCTTCTGCTCTGTGTTAAATGTGAAGCCATTTGGAACTAACCATACAAGAGGGTAGTATTTAACTTCATCAACTGCGAAGTCAAACTCAGCTCCGACTGCGAACTTTCCCACCATTTTGTGGCTTTCCGCTTGGGTTTTTATCTTTTCGATGATTTGGTTGAGCGTCATATTTTTTAAGCTTGGCTTCGTTTTTTAGCCTCCATTTATTTTTTGTAGTCATCAGGGAAATCGTAATTGTAGAAGCAGTCATCATCCGTACCCGGTAGATACATTCCTCCAAAATAAGCCGTGTTCTGTGGTCTGATTACATCAAAGCCAGTACCAGGGTTAAGATACTTCGGATAAATTGTTGGATTCTCTTTTAGGAAATCTCTCAATCTCTCAGCATAGTATTCCGCCTTATCTCTGTATCTCTGCTCAATCTGTGTTAATTCTCCTGTTGTGATAGGTGTTGCGTTTTCAGAGTTACGAGATGCTACTGACTTATTCATGAACTTGAAGGTCATCGGCAACATTGACTCAGTTAGTGAGTAGTATTTCAAACAAGGTGCAATGTAACTATCAAGTAAAGTAGTGTTATCGCTTGTTAGTGTACCGTTATAAGCCTGATCTTGCAGCTCGTCGTAGATGCCCGAGCCAATCACATCACGAATGTAAATCTCCTGAGCCTCTTTAATTGCTGCCTTGAGAAGCTTGTCATCTAAGTTCTCGTTGATTGGTGTGTTGTCCTTTAAGTAGGTAACGGAAACAAAATATACAAAGTTAGCCATTGATTCTTCTTCTTAATAGTTGTGGTTGCCAAATGTGTCTGCAATAAGGAACGTGAGTTGTTGTACCTTTAATGGTCATCCATCCGCCCCGTCTTTTCCAAGCCGAATAACCTGGGTCGTTGTACTCTCTTGCAAGTATCACAGAAATTTGGTCGATTTCCTCACGAGTGTAAACTCGATTCAGTCTGATCATCCTCTGACAGAAATCTCTTGATGTAGGCAACAAATCGCCTCCGCTAATACCCGGTGCTTTCTCGTAAGTGTAACGAGTCACAATCTCTGTTCCAACATTGGAATTTTCTAAAGTTGTTGTTCCCTCAGGTGTGATTCTAAAACCATCATCAACAGATTCAATTAAGCCTCTCTGTGCCATATCATCTACTTCTCTCATTATCTCCTCCACAGGCTTCTTAATGTTGTTAGAGAGCGTTTCTAAGGTGATACCCTCGTTACTATACAACCACTGCAAAATCATCGCTTGTAGAGCATCTCCGAACTCCAAGGGTACAGACTCAAAATTGTCAGCATCTTCACCAAACTCAGCGAATACTTTCAAATCTTTGTCATCATCCCATCCAAAAGGATTCTCACAGCTCTCACATTTTACTTGTTCAGACATTGCTGTTGTGGCTGACATCCCTAACTCGATTCTTGCCTCATCTCTGTCTATGATGCCTTTCTCAAATAACTCAACGTAGTCAAGTCCAATCGGTGGCTTGTTCTTAGTTTTAAGCTTGACAGGTGTAATATATTTGAAGATAGAACTCAAGGCTCTATCCATCTGGTTCTGTCTTGGCTCAATGTATGAAGTTTGGAACGCTTCAAACGCTTCAATCAACTCGTTACGCCCTCCAAGTTGCCCCTCTGTCTTGATACCGAAAAGCATCGGAGAAGTAACTCGGTGAGCCATCAAAATCTCTTCCTGTACCGTGTTGTTTAAAATATCAAACTGTTTATCAAAGTCTGAAGGTGCAAGGTTGTTAACTACTGAAGGAGTTTCGTTTGGATCGTTAAACTGAATGATTATCGAACCAGCGTTATCCGTGCCACTAAAGTTGTCTTTAAATCTGCGAATTGTTGACCTGGCTTCTGACGGGGAAGGCACCCCCTTGAATAATTGCAGTAGGGTCTGAGCAGAAAAGCCCGATTTGATAGAGTTCAAATGGAAGTTAGCAATCTCAGTGTCTATTTCTATGTACTTAAGAGCTGATTGGTATGGAGCAGTTGGATACTCTCCGCAACCTGCCTTGTACATCTTAAAATAAAACACTTGCTTACTCTCTCT